GGGACGTAACCGAAAGGAAACGCTCTGAAGAGGGGAAGGGAGCCCTGAGAAATCAGAACGCTGCCTCGTGAAGTTCACGGAAGTGACCGGTAATTGAGGCTTAGACCTCAACCATTGCCCGAACGGAAGTGGACCGAAGTTCTAAAGCGTAGAGGCTTAAGAAGACGTATCGCCAGACTTTCGAAAGAAAGAAAAGCATTACGAAACTGATAGGCGGAGCTGCAGAACTGGGAGTAGGTAACAACCAAAGTTGCTTATCATATCATGAAAGCTGCTTGGTTCGCACCGAAGAGTAACGAGGATAGCTAGTGGTTACTCGGTTGTTGAGACCGGTTTATGGTGCGAAGCCGAGAGACTTCGCTTCATGAAATTCGGTTTCACAAAGGTATCCGGAGGAAAACTGTTCTTTGCGCCAAAGAACGCTGAGATCTCGCGTACATGCAACACCGAACCGAATCTGAACATGCTTGTTCAGAAAGCGGTAGGTGCGTTCCTTGAAGTAAGATTACGGAAACATTTCGGGATTTCTCTCGAAACGCAACCGGATCTCAACAGGGAACTAGCTAGAAGAGGTTCGATTGACGGTTCCTTTGGAACCATTGATCTTGTCTCTGCTAGTGATAGCATGGGGCTTTACATGATTCAACGGGATCTTCCTGACGGCGCCCTAAAGGGTGCTATCATGAATTCTCGTTGCGAACGTGCCGTCCTCTCAAACGGCTCTAGTGTAAAGCTAAACATGGTGTCAACGATGGGGAACGGCTTCACCTTTCCCCTTCAAACACTTGTTTTCGCGTGTGCTGTTAGGGCCGTGTATCAGGTTATGGGTTTCCCATGCACTGATCCCGGGGCTCACTTCGGTGTATTCGGCGATGATATCTGTGTACGTCGCGAGACGTATCAGTTTCTTTGTCGAATGCTAACGAAGCTTGGGTTCCAGGTCAATGACGATAAGTCATATAACACTGGTCCTTTCAGGGAATCTTGCGGGAACGACTACTACCTCGGGTACAACATTCGAGGTGTGTATGTTCGCTCCTTAGAGACTCCTCAGCAAGTGTGTAGCCTTATCAATAGGCTCCATCGTTGGTCAGCGACTCACATGGTCATGTTACCTAAAACATTAGCCTTGTTAAAAACTTGGATGGGGAAACAGCTCTTGCTGGTTCCTCCGTCCGAGGCTGATGATGCAGGTATACATGTGCCATTTGAACTGACCAAACCGAAACTCGATTCGCGATATTGGTTTAAGTACCGATATTACAAGAAAAGAGTACGGAAGATGGAGCTCGTTGAGAATGAAACGGGCAGCGACCGGGATTTTAACAATCCTGGTTTAGCTGTTACGTTTCTAGCGGGCCACACACGGCGACGAGACATTGTCTTTGAAACCGAAAACAGTTCAATCTGGGCCAAAAGCTCAGACTGGACTTTACGGATCCCAATAAGGGACCGTATCGGTGCAAGGTCTCGGTACACAGTCGCAAGTTCATCCCTTCCCTGGTGGGATTGGGTCCGGCTTCCTAAGAAACCGAACTCAAGAACACTTTGGGAAGAAGACGAATCCCTGCGCCAGCCCCTAGCGGGGCTGAGTTACGACGCCTGGAGAGGCGTCGTAACAGCAACACTCGGCGATAGCTAAGTGTTGAGGGCTTATTAACCCTAGAGGAGTG